GACAACTGTATCAACTGGGCGGTCGGGATAGCGCTATTGCTTGCTGGGTTTGGCAGTTTAATCGTGATCCTGTTTTTCCTGGGCGTCAAGCACGACAAATGGTGATATGATGTATCTACTTCTTTGGTTCCAACTGACCGCGCAGGTCATACACTTTGAAGTGGGGCAGTATAACAGTGAGAAAGAGTGCTTAGACGGACTGAGCCGCGCGTCGGTTCTGGTAACTAAAAACAACGAATATTTGCAATGCTTTAAGGTCGGAGGTTAAAATGGCGGCGAAAAAGCTAGAAGATCAAAGTAAATACGACGCCTACGACATGGACGGCGATGGAATTGTTTCTGACTCTGAGATGGCGAAGGCCAAGGAGATCCGAGAGACTGAAGATGCGCTGCGCAAGCACTTGGCCCAGCTGCGCATGGCCCGCTGGACTTTAATTGGCATGGCGGTGTTTACCGTTACAATGTTTTTCATACCTTTAGATCGTGTCACCGCACTCAGTGACATAAGTAATCTATTCTACATTAGTGGCGCTGGAATTGTTGGCGCGTTTATGGGTGCAACAGCATGGATGGGGAGAAAGTAATGGGCATATTAAGCGCAATAATTGGACCAGCGACAGAGCTTGCTGGCAAGTTCATACAAGATAAGGATCAAGCGGCACAGTTGGCCCATGAGTTAAGCACGATGGCCGATAGGCACTCGCAGGAAGCGATGTTGGCGCAGGTTGAAGTCAACAAGGCCGAGGCGGCCAGCGGGTCGGTGTTCAAGGGTGGCTGGCGTCCGTTTATTGGCTGGGTTTGCGGTGCAGCGTTCGCGTATCATTTCGTTTTTCAGCCATTCATCGTTTTCGGTGTTGCGGTTGCTGGCGTAGCCATTCCAGAGCTACCATCGTTTGACATGAGTAGCTTGATGACCGTGATGATGGGGATGCTTGGGCTTGGTGGTTTAAGAAGTTATGAGAAAAAGCAGGGACTAGCTAAATAATGTTTCTCGCGGCCCTCCTCGTTTGCTCAACGCTACAAGCGAAGTCCTGTGCGGTGGTCGCAAACTCAAACAATATATGGTATACCGAGGCTGAGTGCCAAGCCGATGCGATGAACTTTGCTTTGAAGTTAGTTGACAAAGGTTTTTCAGTCAGGCCGTATTGCTTCAAAGTTGGAGAAAACACATGAGTAAGGGCAAAAAGAAATGAGCAAGGCCATGTCTAGCCTCCAGACTAAAATCGGTACAACAGCCGATGGTGAGTTTGGACCCAATACGGCGCGAAAAATCGCAAAGTATTTTAACTTATCCCCGGCGTGCGGCGCACACTTGATGGGGCAGGCGTCACACGAAAGCGGTGGCTTCAAGCGCACCCGTGAGAGCCTATATTACAGCTCACCAGAGCGCATACGAGCCGTGTGGCCCTCGCGCTTCCCAACGGTTGAGGATGCAGAGCCGTATGCAAAAAACCCCAACGGGCTTGCTGGCAAGGTCTACGCTGGCCGTATGGGCAACGAGAATGAGGCGCAAGCTAGTTTATTTATTGGCCGAGGTTTCTTGCAGCTGACCGGGCGTAACAATTATCGCTCGTTTGCGTCCGATATGGGTGTGCCAGAAGTTATGACTGACCCAGACTTGGTTGCCGATGAGTATGCCTTTGAGACTGCGCTCTGGTTTTTCGAGAGGAATGGCTTATTCAAGATTGCCGATGAGGGCGTTACGGATGACGCAATCAAGCGCATAACCAAGCGCGTGAATGGTGGTTATCATGGTCTGGATGATCGAAGTAATCAAAGCAAAAAAATCCACACTTGGCTGTTAGTTTAGCTAACTTAGCTAAGTGGCCAAGCAAGACCAAAAAGCCAGTGCGGCGGTAGGAAGGGCGGGAGAGCATTTAGCTCTCGCCTACCTGTCTCTGGCTGGATATTATTGCACTCTGTGCCAGATTGCAGATCACGATGCGTATATACAAATGAATACACGCACTCTAACCTTGCAAGTCAAAACCGCCAGCAAGACGTATAAAAAAAGCCGAAGTTACGCATTCTACACACCCAAAAAAAATGTCGGTGTGTCGGATATTTTTGCGTTTGTTTCTATAAATTTGGGCGCTGTAGTTTTCCGCCGGGGCGATGATCTGACCGCCGTCACAACATATATTACAGAAGAAGAATTTATGAACGAAAAGCTGTCAATGCAAGAAACACTTGACAGCTTTAAGTAATCTCTTGCAGGTCGGTGTGCTGTTGGCTAAAAAGATTGAGCGGGTGGTTCAACATATTATTTGTTGGTTAACGTGCTACCGAATGCGCCAACATTCACACGCCACCCGCACCACTAAACTGCCCTACCATAAAAGACCGCTGGCAAGGCTGGCTCTTGGTTTATGTCAAATAAATACCAAGCGCAGTTATCTTTGCCAGTGTTCTTACTTCCCTCAATCCACTTAACCCTGCCGACACTCACGATTTTTGCGCAATATGTAATCAGATTTGCAGATTGCTTTGTGTGCATCCAATCGGCATCAAACAAAAACCAAGTAGGGCAAACGCACATCCAAGACTCAATCAATGGGTGTAAAATCTTTCTGTCCCAAGGTGGATTCGTAATGCAAAAGTCAACCGACTTGCCAACGTTAGGCTTTATGTCGAGAGCGTTCGCGGTTGTTATGTTTGTTGCTCTTGGCTCAATGTCGGCGGCATAATCACATTGACCACCGCAGTCAGTCAAATTTGTTATGTGCTGGATGAGCCTACCGTCGCCAGCGCAAGGCTCTGCGTATGTAAAAAAATAAGGCAGATGCGGGATAAGTGGGGCAACTGCATCAATTGGTGTTGGGTAGTAATCGCGTGGAATGCGATCAAATGAACTCCGCTTACCCATTAAAATATAATACCAACCATCGTCATCAACCCCGCGCCGCTGACAAAGCCAAACACAGCTCCGATCAACCCTGCCGCGTTTATCATCCGCTCGACTTCCTTCTCATCCATCACCCATCATCCTCAAAGCAATTGTTCAGCGGCTTAATTGGTTGCTTACTAAACACCCAGCGCCATTGAGGTTTAGTGCAACCTGGAACATCAACCAAGTCTCGCACGCGGTAGACTTTATTAGACTGCCACATTTTCTTAAGATAGCTCGACGTGCGCGGTACGCTGTCACCTAGCAACGCCGCTGCCTCAGAGGCAGTCACACGCTTGTCGTAAGGTAGCAAAGCAAACAGGCGATTTCCTTGGTCAATGCTATTCTGCTTGCTTGCTTCAGCCGCTCTAAGCATAGATGGGGCCGTTGTTAGCGGCCTGCGTTGGCCAGACGGCAGCGGGTCGCGCTTGCGCTGGCGATACATCAAGGTCTCAAACTCCCAAATACAGTGAGCGTATGTAATCTCATATCGCTCATGCTTATCTGTTACGCCTTCCAGCTTGGCCTTCAGTCTTTCTGCCGCATCACGTTTGTCGCGCGCCGCAGTGCGTCGTATAGGGCCTGTTGTTCCTCCAGACGTTGCTTGAGATTGGGCCTCATCGCCGTCTTCTGTTCCGTTAGCATAATGCCGTTGATCCGCTCCAGCCTGCTTATAATAATTTGAGTTTGGTCCGTGTTCACGCTTTTTCCTTTCGAGCTTTATGTTTGCCGCCGAACATATGCGGGCTATTGTTGATGGTGACACGCGCAGCAATTCGGCGGCCTCAATTTGAGAAATGCCTTGCTCGGCGCAATCGAGAACATGGCGGGTGAGTGCATCAGGGTCGTATTTCATTCGTCTTCCTCCAACGCTTCAATCTGGCCAACGCCGCTGCAATTGTCGCAATCTTCCATGACAGACTCAAAGTCGCCATGCCAAGTTGAGCTTTGGCGAACCCACACATCGCGCTCAACCTCTCCCTTGCCAGCGCATTCGGGACAATTAATTATATTGCTCATGGCATAGCGCTCCTGATGAGTAATGGCATTGCAAACAATGCCAAGAGAAATATGATTTCGGAGGCAATTTCAAGTTTATGTTTCATTGTTGTTTCTCCATTTGTTTATACAATCACACTAATCCGCAAATCATCCTATGTAAATACCTAATTTGCACTTGCACTAACTTTTTTTAGGATGTAACGTCCTATCAAATTAACCTTGGAGGGTGACATGAAGAAAGAAAGCAGAGTGGTTTTGACCGAGGCGCAGCATGAGGCGCTGACCTTGGCGGCAGAGCGCGTCGGCATGGCGCTGGCGACATTTATCAGGTCAGCAGCTTTAAGCGTTGCCGCAAATGCAGGGATACAGCCCGAACAGCCGCGAGCTGACTAATGGTTAACGGGCGCAACAAGGGCGCATCATTTGAGCGGGAAGTTGCTAACATGCTGCGCGATGAGCTGGGCATTGGCTTCAAGCGCGACTTAGAGCAATACCGAGCGGGCGCTCACGCTGACCTTATACCAGACGATCCGGCGTTTTCGTTCACCTTGGAGCTGAAGCGATATGCCAACGGTCCCATCGGCGGTGCGCCTGCATGGTGGGAGCAAGTCAAAGTTGCCGCCGAGCGTGAGCAGAAGTTGCCGTGCCTGATTTACAAATATGACCGCAAGCCAATGCGGTGTGTGATCCCGTTGGCCGCACTGACCGAATGCGATCACGATTACACAGTTGAAGTCAATTTTGAGACTTTTTGTTATATTGCGAGGGAGGCAATGCAATGAAGACTGCACTTTATAGACAGTATGCGAATGATAATTCTCTATTATATGTTGGAATTAGCTTGAACGCACAAAACAGGTTGTCACAACATTACAAAAGTAGCGCTTGGTTTACAGAAGTTTCCGACGTTAAAATTGAATGGTTTGACACCCGAGAGGAGGCTTTAAAGGCAGAGGTTGATGCGATTAAGGCGGAAAAGCCCAAGTGCAATATTCACCATAATTGTCAGGCTGAAAAGTCTCTTGAAGAAAATCCACAAGAAGAGTTTCAAGGCATGAATAAGCAGGTTATGCGGCTACTGGAAAGCTCGGGAAAGATATTTTTTACCAAAAGTGAAGTTGGAAAGTTTTTAGGCGTCTCTAACTTTTACATCAATGACGTTATTGAGAGAAAGCAGCTAAGAGTGCTGCAACCGTTTCTTCCAGCTTCAAAAAGAGAAGTGTTTTACATAGATGACATCATAAATTGTATTATTGAAATTACGGAGGAATAAACAATGATGATAACAGCCGACAAACTATCTAACACTGGATATCACGCCAAGAAAGACCACACATCATCATCCGACGTTAAGATGGTCCACAGCAAGTCTCTCGCTCATTGGAAGGCAAAGACATATGGCTCCAGCCCAGTGTTTGACATGGGAACCGCCGTACACGCAATGGTGCTAGAGGAAGCAAGGGGCGTCATCCGTGGGCCAGAAAATCGGCGCGGTAAGGCTTGGGCCGAGGCATATGAGGAAGCACAAGCAAACGATCAAACTTTGTTGACCGCCGCCGACTATGACCTTGCGCGGAATATTGCCGATAGCGTGCTGTTTCATCCAGTGGGGCAGCGCATGGCTGGGCCAACAACGGTTAATGAGGCCAGCTTTTTTGCCACTGACCCTGAGACGGGGCTGAAAATTAAGTGCAGACCAGATAGCTATTGGGACGCAAAAGGCGTCCTGTATGACCTCAAGACATGCCAAGACGCCAGCCCACGCGGCGTGGCGAAAGACATGGGGCCGTCAGGGTTTAACTACGCGATACAGCAAGCATTCTATATGCACTGCTTAGAGCAGGCTGGCTATGAGGCGTCACAATTCGTATTTGTTCACGTTGAGAAATCTGGCGGCTATGCAGTCTCAACGAATATCATACATGAGGAATATCTTGACTGGGCCAAGGGCGAAATGCACATGACCTTGCGCAAGATTGCAAAAGCCAGCGAGGCCCAGAAGTGGGATACTGGTTGGTCAGATCAAACTAATGTAATTGATCTGCCACGGTGGTTGCGTTTAGATGCAGCCGAACTTTAATTAGCTTGGAGAAAACAGATGGCTAAAACAGACTT